CATTCTTTGCAAAGCTGCATCTGTTTTTTGTTTAAATTGTGACCATCCAATACCAGCTTTATTAGCCAAATTATGTGCGGCATTACCAAGTGCAGTAGCGGCATCAGAAGTTTTAGAGGCTGCTGCTTTAACTGCGGCAATACCTTTTTCTGGAGCTAGTCCTGCCGCTTTCGCAAGTTGTCTACCCTTTGTAACTATCATAGTTGGAGTAATTGGTTGCTCAGATACAATCATTGCTCCAGCTGGAATTTCTTTAGATTCAGCAATAAATTCTAAAACTGGTTTTGCAGATGAATAAAATGGGTAAACACAGTTAACCTCGCAAAGAAAATCTGCTATGAAACTTGTATCAAATTGTTCTAAAAGTGGGCTAGAAATAATTCGCTCTTTTAACTCAGCAAAAATTTGCATTTCTTCAAAAACGTCATGTTTTTCTTCTGGTAATTCATTTCTAACTATCATGGAAATAACTTGATAATCGCTTGCTTCATTAAAAATAAAATTCTTGGTTTCTAGTTTATCCTCTTTTGACAATGAAGAAGCATCAACTAAAAGAGCTAAAGTCTCCCTACAAATCACAAGAAACTGTAGAGACTCGCTAACTTTTCCATTCTCTAAAAACATTTTTATGTTCCTCCGATCTTATAATTGGTTATGTAGCTGAATTAACTGCGTTTCCATATGCATCAACAAGATCATTCTTGATTGCATAAACATTATCAGCCAGACTCTGGCATTTGGTTTTTACCCAGTTTTCATGCCAGATATAATCAACATTAAACTCAATCTCAACATCAAGACGACCAACTGTTTCAACATCACTTGTAAATAAGTCTTGTGGATCCTTGGTTGGAAAAACTCCATCATATGCTGCATAGTATTCAACTGTTTTTGCGTCAGGTGCTGTAGTCCAATAATACATAATACATGCATATGTTCCCTTGGTATAACCAGAAAGTTGCTCACCATCTACAAGATCGGTTGTTCCTGATCTGTAGTCTCTGATCATTTTTATCCATCCATGGAAAATATTTAGGATTGGAGTTCCATTAAATTCTAGGAATTTTACGGAGACTGAGTTACCATAATCAATATTAGCTGGAACTGCCCACTTGATTCCGCCAAGTCCTGTAAACTCGACCTTATTTAAGGTTCCGCCTGGTGGTGTTACAGAAAGGCATGCTCCTGCCAATAAATTTCCAATGTCTCCCACGCTTGGTAATTGAGTATAGTCTGGTAGACTAGAGGGTAGTTTTGCAAAATATACAAAATGATACCCTGTAACATATGGGTCAGCAACACCAGCAACAGTTCCTCCGAAATTTCTTGTTGCCATGTTGTTTGGTACAGCGGCGAATGAATTTTTGATTGCCATTATACTATTCCTCCGAGTTGATTAACCGAATTTCATTCTCTTTTTAATTGTTTTTAAGACGGCATCCCAATTACCATCTTTAATAAAAATTGCTTTATCATCAATATAAAAATCAGCAGCTAATTTTTCTGCCGTAACTCTATCAAAATTTATTCCATTTAACTTCAACCAATTTTCGACACTTTTGATTTGATCTTTATGATCCCCGCCCATTTCTTTGGCGTTCTCTGCGGATGCTCTTGTTGTAAAGATGATAATTTCAAACCCATTATCTTTTAACCAGTCAATTACCCGTTTTGCACCTTCAAATGGATCATCATAAATTGTGCCGTCTGAATAACCTTTTGAGTATTTATGAATCGTTCCATCAAGATCAATCATCGCTCGACGGTTTGCTTGTTCAAGAACAATCCAATTTTCATTTGGATAGATTGTTGTTAAAATACTTCTTTTTCTTTTTCTCTTTTTCTTTGGGAACGAATCGACTGCAAAATTGCCAACTGCTTCCGTATCTTGTAATTTTTCTAAGTATTTATTTATGTTCATTTCTATCCTTTATCGGTTGGATACTCATTTTTATTTTGTTCTAAAAAGTTATTGATGTCTCGTTTTTAAAATGATTAAAACTATATATATAAATTAGTGAAATGGTTGTTTAGATTATTTTTTTAACTTCAGGAGGTGAATAGTGTCAAGAAGTAGCAGCGGGTTTAGTCTAGGTCCTATTGTTTTATTATTATTAGCATTTTGGGCATTTGGTGACGATGATAAAGATACTGATGTTGATATTAAGGTCACGGATGATCCAGGGCTATCACAGCAAATAGATGAAACAGCACAAGCAGCAAAAGAAACGGTTATCAAAGCAAAGGAGGTAGCAGAAAAAGCAGCCCAAGATTTTTTTAAAGAAAAAGATCAAGTATTAGAAGAATCAGAGGAAGAAAAAAAGAACGAAAATCCTCCTGATATTATTGACAAAGAACCAGAGAAAAAAGAACAACTAGATCCACCTTTGATTGAAGAAATGGAAAAAGAGCAAAAAACTCTAACCGGCGAAAAATTATAGGTGATATATGCTAGCTGAGCAAGTGATTGTCTTCGACAAAATATTTAGTAATGACCAATATGAGTTATTTTTTAATACGTCATCTGGGATAGAAATATTACGAGGTATAAATGGTAAAGACGATCCATTCTGGTTAGAGTTGCCATCCCTTTTAGACATTGGAATAATGGGAACATGTAAAAATGCATGCCCATTTTGTTATCAAGGTCATATAAAAGAACCAAATATGAAACTTGAAGATTATAAATGGATTATAGATCAAGTCAAACATCATACAAATCAAGTCGCTCTTGGAGGACGAGGTGATCCAAACAAACATAAAGATTTTCAAAAAATTGTTGAATATACTCGTGAGTGTGGACTCGTTCCAAATTATACAACAAGCGGAATTGGGTTAACAAATCGAGAAGTTGAAATTTCAAAACTATGTGGTGCAGTAGCAGTTAGTGATTATGAAAGATCATTTACATATCGAGCTTTAAGAATGTTGATGGATGCAGAAATTAAAACAAATATTCATCAAATCTTTTCGTCTGGAACGTTCACAAAATCAATGAAAATAATCTATGGATATAATCCATGGCAATCTCAAAGAAAAAGTAAGGTTGATATATCAAGATTAAATGCTGTCATATTTCTTCTTTTTAAACCTCAAGGCGAAGGAAGAAATATTGCAGGATTGGTACCAACAACATATCAATTGAAAACATTTTCAGAAATTGTATTAAAAGGACGTGCTTCATTCAAAATCGGAATGGATAGTTGCTTAGTTAACCATGTTATTAAATATGGAACACCATCAGAAAGTCAAATGCTTTCTCTTGATACTTGTGAGGGAGCAAGAATGTCTGCATATATAACTCCAGATCTTAAGATGATGCCTTGTAGCTTCGCAAGAAAAAGTTCGGGCGTTTCTCTAAGGAGAAAAGATATAGAAAACGTATGGAAAAATTCAAGAATTTTCAAATCCTTTAGATCAAAACTGAAAAGAAAAATGAATAAATGTCCCATAGATTTTGAGGTGTAAATGAAAATAAAAACAGACTTTGTAACCAATTCATCCAGTTCATCATTCATAGTGGTTTTCCCAATGAAGGTTAGCTCATTAGATCAAGTAGAAAAGTTTATAAATAAAAAATATGCAAAATATATATTTCAAGATATGAAAAAACAAACTCCGCTTCATTTTAAAAAAGATCGAAAAAAATTAGTTAAAAAGTTAACGAAAAAATTAATTGAAGGATATACATTTTCTAATTTCATTGCGGACGAATGCCTAGATTACTTCGATTATAAAAAGAAGTTCTGTGAACGAGAAGGAATCACAGAGAAGGACCTTTCTGATAATACACAATGGTATAGATTATTTTTTGATGAACACCAACGGGAGCGAGAAAAAATTGCACACCAAAAAGCAAATGAGTTTCTTAACTGTCTTCCAGAAGATTGTTTCATCTATTATTTCCAATATGGGGATGAAGGTGGGGGAATCGAAGCCGAAATGGAACACAACGAGATATTCAATCAACTTGAAAACATCAGATTCAGTCACCACTAAGGGGAGTAGGCGAATGGCAAATAGCTCAAATGATATAGTTGATTTTCAAGATGATCCAATGAATAACACAATATTTGAAAATTATTGTGCTGTTGAGGTTGTTGCCTTACCTCCTAACTTCGATATATTAAGTCATCTTACCATGAGGGAACAATCAGGAATATTTGAAAATCCCCATATAAGTTTAAAGCATCTTCAGGTTATTTCAATGGGTGTTCAGAGTACAGCAATATTCACCCTTTTGAATAACCCAAGTGTAACCCTTCAATCTGTTGCTTATTTCTTACAAATATTAGATGAACTTGGATTTATTATAAAAGGAATAAATGGCGATGTTGGTCCCGACCACTACAGGGAATATGCTCGTATAGTTGAACACCACACTGGCACACAAGGAATATTATATTTCAAGGGCCACCAGAGCAAAACTATCAATTTTACATTTATCAATATGATTCAGATACTGGATAATGATGTTATTGAGCAAGCAATTAAAATTGCTAAGGGCGAATATACTGAACAGATGGAAGCAGCCAAAAAACTGGAATCAATTGGGAAGTTGGATGGAGGTGAAACGTGAGACAACGAACCTTTTGGATCGGTATTGCATTTATTATGTGCCTTGTTATGCTCCTAGGCCCATTAGTCTGCTACGGTGAAGAGGCCACGCAAATTGGTAAAGTAAAATGTGTTAATCGAGCAGTACAGGGGGACGACTATATTCAAGTCCTTAGAATGACGGATCCTGATAACCCGTTTGTATCCATCTTCTTTACTAGAATTGATTCTGGAAAATGGATGGCATTGGCAAACCCAAGTAATACCTCTATTGCAACCCGCCTTATCGGCGATATTCCATTGGATGAGAATGGAAAACAAATCATCAACAAGGAACCAAAGGTCTTGGGCAAGTTATCACAATCCATTGGCACAAAGAATATGAATATTGCAAGGTTCTATGATGAAGAAAAGAATTCCCTTATCTATATCGTCTACTCAACAAAATGGCTGGAAGGTTCCTTGAAACATTCAATATCTGTAGTTCCTTTGGGAAATTCCCTAACCCCGAAATAAGGAGAAATACAAATGTTGAAGAAAATGTTACTCATGGTTGTGGTGGCCATCGTCATGATCACATCAACGTCATATGCAGGTTGGTTAGATTTTGATCGACATGGTACTAGAATCTTTTACGGAACCAGCGATATGACATCAATTGGTCCCACACCGGGAGAAGTTGAGTCCTATTCATGGACTTCAGCAAGTTACCTTTTAGAAAAGGATCTCTATAGCTGGTTGACACTTCAAACCACCCTTGGTGCTGGCTATCTCGACTCCTCGGTTGAATCAAGTGCATCTGTTGAAGGTCGAGTCTTATTTAAAGCTCACTATTCACCAATCTATTTCTCCTTGGGTGGTGGCCTGGCTCATCTATTTGAAACCCAAAACATTCCAGATCTTGCTGATTCATGGATATACGGTATAATCACTGGTGAAGCTGGAATTCATTTTATCGAAGAAGAAAACTTCGATCTTCGGGCAGGTTATATAATCGAACATATTTCTTCTCCCCTTCATCAAGGTGAAAAAGGTGACAACCAAGATCCAGGATGGAATGTGGGGGGGTTCGCCGTTAATTTAACATGGAGGTTCTAAATGAACCCAATAGAACGGTTGGCCAAAAAAGCAGCAGAACGAAACAAAGAACGCTGTTATAATGGCGGGAAAAAACACAAATATAAATCAATATGGGAAGAACAACCAACCGGATTCAAGGCAGCTGAGTTTGAAGGAACGGTTGCTCAATTTGAGTCGTTGGCATTTAGAAGTGTCTACATCGGCGAAGTTTGTCAGTGGTGTGGTCATACGATTCGCAGAGATCAACTGGAGAATAGCAAATGAAAAAATGTATGCTTCCCGGGTGCGATAAACCCGCAAGACAAAAATTCTGTTCAAACAAACACAAAGATAAGTATCACAATCTTTATAACCCAAGAAGACGGGCATATTTTAGGAGTACTCAGTTTCATGATTATGAATATGAAGAATCAACTCACCCATTTAGCGGTGAGTCATTGGGTCAGGACTAGTTCCGACGAAAAAAGAGCCGCCGAGGAATTAATCCCCAGCGGCTCTTTTTTTTTTGCCCTGGCAGTATGGGCTGGGCTTACTCGATGAAGAAGTTTAGTAAGATCTGTTCTGTGGTTCTTGTTGGTTGTAGAATTACATCTACGTGAAATTTCTTTGTTTTTCTTTCATAATTAGTTGCGCCTACATCAACTGAGTAACTGTCAAGACCACGTCTGTTCTTAATGTCTTCAAGAAAATCAACAATAGCTGCTGAAACCTGTCCCCAAGTAATTTGGTCATTTTGCTCAAAAATAAAGTTTCGGCAGAATTGCTCAATTGCTCTCTTAGCATAAAGAACCAATCTTACAATATTTAGATCTTGAAGAGCACTTGCTCTTGCTTGTGATGTTAGCTGACCCCAAACAACATAACCATTTGAAAATTTCACAATTGGGTTTAGTTGTTTTAGATATAGCTGATCTCGTTGAGACAATCTTGGATTAAATCTCAACTCCTTAATTGAGTCAATTGCAGCCCTTTGGAAACCAGCTGCTGCAAACCAAAGTTCAGAAACTGTATCATTTCTAGGAATAATATATGACATATGATAAATTGGTGAGAACCAAATGTCATCTCCCGTAAATGGATCTGAAACTTTGTTAAATGGTTCATAAAGTGCAACAAAGTAATTATTGAATACATTTGTATCTTGTCTTGTTGAAATTGCGTTATTAACTGTTGAGTTGTCACCATTATCCATGATACCAACACAATCACGTCTTGTTTGACAAAGTGTGCTAATAGCTGTCTTAACATCTGCAGGATAACCTGCATCATAAATAAGGGTAAAGTAAATATTTTCAGTATCTAGAATTTGGTCATCAATTAGTCCAGAGTATGCTTGCTCCAATAGAGTTGGTGCAGAATACGGATACCAAGTTCCGCCTGGATCTGTTGATGGAGTTTCTGTATTCAAAGAACCATTTGGTTTTCTTAAGCTTCCTTCTGATCCTTTCTTTAAAGGTTTTGGATCTCCAGAAACAAAAGGAGTTGCTACACTTGCATATGATTCTTTGATTAGGTAAGTAATATCTGAGTTCACATCAAATGAGGTTGTATTCCCATTCCAACCTTGAGTTGCACCTGTTAGGTTTCTATCTGAAAAGACGTTTATTTCATCGCCTGCAGTTCCACCTGATGCACCCATCCAACCCCAAATTTCGTTTCCTTTACCATCTTTTGCAACAACAACATAATTTGCATTTCCTGTTTCAGGATTTGTTTCCCAATCAGAAAAATCTTGTTTATTATCTGTAATCTTTGCTGAACCACCAGCTAATGTTACAGAAACTGTACCAATGTTATTATCATAGTTCTTTGCAATTAGATAGTAACCATCGGTATAGTCACCATTTGATAGAGTCATTTCAGCTCTTAAAACAGTTGAGTAATTTTCTAAAATGCTAACAATGAAAATTGAGTCTCCAGCTGAATCAACTGCTTCAGGATCAAATGAAACTTCAAATGATTCAATAATAACATCTTCTCCGTCTGATTGTTTTTCATAGACGTCTAGAACATAAACCCCATTTAAAGTTGGATTTGAATGTTTCGTAAATCTTACGCCAAGGGCGTTGTAATAATCACCTCTACCAATTGGTCTGATAATACATAGTGGTTTTGTGTCGCCTGAAGTTTCAAGTTGTGTTTGAATATCATTTTCATCATTCAATGTGGCATCATAATCAACCCATACAACTGTAGTTGC